TACGCGGGCGGGTCGAAGGACTGGGGATCCATCAGCTCGAGCGTTCAACTCGCCTTCCAGGACGGGGTGCTGCAACGCTTCTCGCCGACGACCGCGGTGAGCGCCTTCCTGCCCGCGCCCAACCGGTTGCCGGGAGGACCGCGCATCTTCCGGCTCGCGGTCGCATCCGGCGCACTGGGCTCGCTGCAGGTCAGAGACGACGAAGGCAACGCGGTGGGCACCGCGCTCGTCGCGGATGACATCAAGGACGTGTCGCTGGCGGTCAACGATGCCGAGTCCATCTGGATGATCCGATGAGCTGGACCGCCTACCAGGAACACCAGGGCGGCTCGGTCAACGAGAACATCTTTGCCGACTACAAGATCCGGCTGCCGTCGGGGCCGGGCGGGTGCCGCTACTACGTTCTGCACCCCGAAGCGGTCGGGATCGACGCGACGCTGCCGGACGCGCGCAAGCTGCAGACGGGTAGCGACGTCTACCTGATTGCGAACGCCGGCCTCGAGACGATGGACATTCGGGACGCCGCGAATGGCCTCCTGATGACGCTCCCAATCGGCGACTGCGTGGAGCTCGATCTTCTCTCGAACGCCACGGAGGCGGGGACGTGGCTGCTGCGCACTTACACGTCCGAGTTCGGCCTTCCGCTGGCCAACAACCGCGTACCGATCGAGCTGCACATTACCGAGCCGATCCGCACCGGACTCGACATACGAGAGTACGCGCGCTCGCTCGGCTACACGAGCGACTCGATTCCGTACGCGGTGCGGTTCCGTCTCGCAGCCGGGATAACCATAGGCAGCTCCACCGTCCTGACGCCAGCGGTGACCACTGGCGACTGGCCAACTGGCACTTCGATGATGATTCACCTGGAGAGCGGCGCGCGCATTACTGGTATGGGTGGCGCCGGCGGACGCGGGGCGAATACGACATCGGTGATCTTTGCCGCGGCGGGCGGCACTGGCGGCGCAGCGTTGACCTTGACGCTAGACACCGTGCTTGTGAACCACGGCTACATTCAGGGCGGCGGTGGCGGTGGTGGTGGCGGTGGCCGGGGCAACAACATCTTCGGAGCGCCAGCGCCAGGCGGCGGTGGTGGAGGTGGCGCTGGCTGGATTGAGTCATCGGGGGGCACCGCCGGCCTGCTCGCGAATGGCCAGTCGCCGGCAACCGGCAACGGAGACCGCGGCACAATCCAGCTTCCCGGCGCTGGCGGCAACGGCACGATAATCTCGGGCTTTGGCGGCAGAGGCGGCTATCCAGGGCAAGCCGGAGCCACTGGCAACAATGGCGGTGCGGCAGGCCCTGCCGGAGCTGGCGCCGTCGGTGGCGCGGCTGGGGCTGCTATTCGCAAGCTCACCGGCATCACGCTAACGAAGATCGTCACCGGCACGATCGACGGAGCCGAGGTCTTCTACTGATGACGACCCGCCCCGGCGGCTTGGTGCACGACGAACTCCGTTACAACCGCGGCAAGCGCGTGTGCCACCTCGCGCGCATTACCCGGCAGGACGGCTACGTCCTGCGGTTCACCGACCACGACCGCAAGCTGACTTTCGAGAACGAGGTATTTCAGCCCATCATCTTGGCCGGCCTGTCCGCTGACCGCCGCGAGGCCGCGCTGCGCAGCGGCAATCAAGAGGCCCGCGGCGCCATCGACGGATCGGTCGTGACGATCCCCGACTTGCTCGGGAACAAGTACCGCGGCGCGATGGTCGAGCAGATCATCACCGACTGGGAGCGGCCGTGGTGCGTCATCGCGCGGCATCGCAAGTGGATTCGATCGTTGACTTGGACGGGTTCGGCCTGGGTCGGAACCCTGGAAGGGCGCACGCATCTCCTCCAGCGCGACAGCGCCGGCGAGCTCGGAGGCGCATGGTCGACGCCGTGTACGAAGGTACTGGGCGCGATCGGCCCGGGTCTGTGCAACAAGCTCATCGAGGTTGGCACCACCAACTTCGCCGGCGGGGCGGCGCGCGTTGCCACCATCGTGCGGCAGAAGCAACAGGTGACGTTTACCACCGCGTCGTGGGGCAACGGCAGCCCTGCCTATACCGACGACTTCTTCCGCGACGGCTCGTTCGAGTGGATCTGGGCGGCGCCTGAGTTCGAGAGCGTGGTCACGGCGACGACGACCGCCACGACGCTGACCGACTCCACGCAAACCTGGACGGTCAACGAGCACGTCGACAAGTACGTGCGCATCCTCAACGGGACTGCTGGCGGCTTGAAGCAGGGCACGAGCTTCGGCGTGATCCTCAGCAACACGGCCACCCAACTGACGTACGCGTCCAACACGTACATGAACGGCCACGGTGCCGGCACCTACTATGACGTGTGCGGCGCTGCGGCAAACTACGGCATCCTGTTGCCGATCGTGCGCTACGTGCATTCGACGCGCGACGTAACGCTGCTTCTGCCGACGCCGTTCCCGATAGCAGTCGGAGACTCCGGCATCTGGCGCGCAGGCTGTGATGGGTTGCGCACGACCTGCCGCGACAAGTTCGACAACATCCTGAACCACGGCGGCGACCCGTTCGCACCGAGTGCGCAGCAGATCGTCGAACCGCCGGAGGAAGTGTGATCCCGCGCGCGGACTTCATCGCGGCCGTGCTGGCGTGCGAGGGCACGCCCGTCGTGCACATGGGACGCGTCATCGGCGAAGGGCTCGACTGCGGCGGGTTGCCATGGGCGGCGGCGAATGCCTGCGGCGCAGGGCTGCCGCCGACTCGCTCGTACTCGCGTTGGCCGAGCGCCGAAGAACTGGAGTCTGCGCTCGCTGCGTTCTGCGAACGCACCGACGACTTCGCCAACGCGCACGTCTGGCAGGTCTACGTCGGTAAGCACGCGCGGCACCTCGTCGTACCGATCGGCGACAACCTAGTGATGCAGGCGTACGGCAAGAACGGCGTCGTGCAAAGGACGCGCATGCCAGAGAACGCGCATCGGTGGTGGCGCATCCGAGGGGTGGCGTAATGGCTTCCCTTGTAGCGCAGGGCGCGGTAACGCCCGCCTTCTTCGCAGCGAACCCCGTCATCGGGTTCGCCGTGCTTGTGGCCGCGGCGGTCATCGACTCGCAGGTCGTTTATCCAGCACTCGCCGGCAAGGGGCGCAGTAGCGCGAGGCCCCCCCGGCTGCTGGATATTCAGGTCGGCGGGAACGAGCCCGGAGCGCCGCGCGTCTGGGCGATCGGCCGCCGCGTGCGCGTGCCGACGCACACACTCTGGCAGAGCCAGAAGGTGCGGCAGAGCGGCGGAGGAAGCCAGAAGGCGGGCACGACCATCACTCAGCGGCAGACGTTGATCGACACACTGCTTGCGTTGAACGACCGCCAGACCGTTCAGTGCACGCAGATCATCGGCAACGGCAAGTTGCTGCTGATGCGAACGCAAAACCTGCGCTCGATCGAGTCGAGCGCCATGGTGGTCTCGGTGTTCTTGAGCCAACTGATCCTCACCATGGGGTCAACGGCGGAACTGGACTTCGCCGACACGTTCAAGATTGGCGACGCCGTGCAGTTGGCTGGCTTCGTGTCGACCGCGGGTGCCGATCCCAACGTCGGATACTGGAAGGTGCAGTCGGTCACCAACCATCGAGGGGTCACGCCCAGCACCATCAGTCTAGGCGCATACGCCGGGCAGACGGTTGCGGGAATCGCAGCCACGGCGGGCACCGTGTTCTCTCCTGCCAGCATCACGCGAGTTGACGACGCTCTGTTCTGCGAGGCGAACCTGCAGGTCTTTACGCTCGCAGGCGATCCAGACACGGTGCGTTTCTTTGCGGACGGAGCGCACCTGGCGTGCGACGAGGTGTTCCGGCCCGGGGACCGGATCGTGTTCAGCAACAGCGCGACGGCCGGATTCAACGGCGTCTACCAAGTCGCGTTTACGCAAACGGACGAGATCATCGCGCGCGCGACCTTCGACGTGCCCGGCGCCGGCACCTACACGGCCGGCACGGCAACCAGCCCGGGCGTGCTGAGGTTCGAGGTGCAGCGCCGGTTCGCGCACGGCTTCTTCCCTACCACCTTCAATCCAGACGCTCATTACTTCAATGGTGCCGACGACCAGCAGCCGAGCGCGCTGGTGGAAGCCGACAAGGGTGCGGGCCAAGTCCCCGCGTACCGCGGCGTTGCCTGCCAAGGGCTGGATGACTTCTTGGTCACCTACTTCGGTGACCAGCTCCCATTTGCCCTAGAGGCCCTGATCGACCCGGACGCCGCGCTCACCTGGGCGCAGGCGGTCGCGCTCGTGCTCGAGCGTGCAAGTATTCCGTCTGAGGCGATTGATACAAGCGGCATCAATCTGCGGCCGTTTCTTGGCTTCTTCACGCGCGGATCAGTGCCGGGCATCACCGCGATGCAGCCGCTCTTGCTCGCTGGCCACCTCGTCGGCCAGGAGCGCGACGGCACGATCTGCATGTTCGAGATCGCCAACGCCGACAGCGTGCAGGTCGAGAACGACGCGACCCTCTCGGACTTCGGCGTGCAGGTCTACGGACAGCCGCGGAGCGACGACAAGCTCCAAGTCGAGGACACCGCCGAGGAAGACCTGCCGACCTCGGTGGGTGTGCGGCACCAAGATCCGGACAACGGCTACGCGGACGGATACCAGCACTTCGGGCTCCGCCATCCGCAGGCATCCGCGACGCACCAGAACGAGCGCGAGCTTGACCTGTCAACGCTGGTGCTGACCCGCAAGGATGCGCGCAACCTCGCGGCCACGCATCTGCGCCGCGAGTGGATCAACCGCCGGCGCTATCGCTTCGTGCTCGGGGCCAACTACCTGGACCTGCTCGAGAACGACCTCGTGACGTTCACGGACGACGAGGGCAACGACATCACATGCCGCATCATCCAGCGCGACATCGACTCGGCGTTCCGCGTCCTGGTCACGGCCGTGGAGGAGGACGTAGAGCTTGCGGTCAGCGGCTCGCCGGTGCAGAGCGGGGCGATCGCGGTGCCGCCGCTGCTCACGCAGGCCGCGGCGCTGCACACCGTGTTCATCGACGCGCCCGGCGTGGCCAACGACGAGGTTGGCGTGCCGGCCATCCAGATCGCGTGC